TGATTATTACCTTTCTTCGGGTTTCTATGGGCAGTACGTTGATATCGAAGGTGTCTTCAGGACCGAGTTCGATATCATCAAACGCTATAGGGACATGTCCCTTCACCCTGAATGTGACACTGCTGTAGAGCATGTGGTCAATGAGGCAATTGTCTCTGACCTGAACGATTCTCCTGTCGAGATTGATCTCGATAATCTCCAGGTGGGTCAATCACTCAAGAATGTTATTCGTGATGAATTCAAGATGGTGAAAGACCTTCTTGAATTTGATAAGAAGTCGCACGAGATCTTCCGCAACTGGTATGTGGACGGGCGACTGTACTACCATAAGGTTATCGACGTACAGAAACCTGACGAAGGTATCAAAGAAGTCCGTTATATCGACGCCCTCAAGATCAAACTGATGAGGGTCAAACCCAATGACAAGGGTAAGGGTGTGCCTGACATGCCTATGCCTGACAACTCCGCAACCAACGTCAACAAAGACACTAAGGTTCAGGAATTTTACACCTACTACCCGCAGGGTATTGCACAGAAGTATGGTTCTGTTGCTGGCAAGGGTGTGCGAATTGCTAAGGATTCCATCTGTCACATCACCTCTGGTCTGGTAGACCGTAACAAAAAACTCACCCTCTCTTACCTCCATAAGGCAATCAAGGGTCTGAACCAACTGAGAATGATTGAGGACTCCCTCGTCATCTATCGTCTTTCCCGTGCACCTGAGCGTCGTATTTTCTACATCGACGTTGGCAACCTGCCAAAGGTCAAGGCAGAGCAGTATCTGCGTGACGTTATGAGTCGTTACCGGAACAAGTTGGTGTATGACGCCAACACCGGTGAGATCAAAGATGATAAGAAGTTCATGTCCATGCTGGAAGACTTCTGGCTTCCTCGTCGTGAGGGTGGTCGTGGAACTGAGATCTCTACACTGCCTGGTGGACAGAACCTGGGCGAACTGAGTGACATTGAATACTTCCAGAAGAAACTGTATCGTTCACTGAACGTTCCTGAGTCCCGCATTGGTGGTGACAGTGGTTTCAACATGGGTCGTTCTAGTGAGATCCTTCGTGACGAACTGATGTTCAGTAAGTTCGTGGGTCGTCTCCGTAAGCGTTTCTCTGCATTGTTCCTTGATCTTCTGAAGACTCAGTTGATCCTGAAGAACATCGTGACTCCCGAAGACTGGGATAAGATGTCAGAGCACATCCAGTTCGACTACCTGTATGACAACCACTTCGCTGAACTGAAGGAAACAGAACTGATGAATGAGCGTTTGAACCTGATGGTCCAGGTCGAACCTTACATCGGTACTTACTACTCCCGTGACTATGTGAAGCGTAAGATTCTCCGTCAGAGTGACGAAGAGATTCTGGAAATGGAACAGGAGATGGATGAAGAGAATGCCGAAGGCACCGGAGTCCCGCTAGAAACTCAAAATATGATCATGCAAGGTCAGATTGAGAACGGTCAAATTGGCACAAATAAGGATGGATCGATGGGTAAAGTGCCTGAGGATCCTGAGCAAATGCAGGCTCCCACTCTAAATATCAAGAAGGCCAAGATATAAATAACCTTTAGCGTTTCTACTATTGTAATGGATACTGATCAACTTTTGGACATGATGGGTTCTAACGAATCCACTCCTAGCGAAATTCATGATGCAATCAAAACTTTGTTGCATCAGAAAGCTGCAGAGAGAGTGTCCGAGGTAACCCCCGCTGTGGCATCAGGTGTTTTTGGCGATACCTCTGGTGATATCCCTGGTGATGAAGTGGAAACGACTACTGACGAAACCGAAGAGGAGTCTGAGTGATGCAAGCACTGAAACTTGTAGCTGACCATGGTGAACTTTCAAGTAATGATGCAACTACTGTTGCCTCCAGTGCTTTTTCAGTGAAAACTGGTCTGCTCTATTTGGCATGTAGTTCTGAGAAAAAGAGTGGTCACGTTGCTGTATGCAACACTATTGCTCAGGCAGGTGTGGGTTCATTCCATGTTGAGAAAGGAAATGGTTTCCTTTATCGATATGGTCATCCGGCGAACGCTAAGATTGTTAGCGTCGAAAAAGGTTCATCTACAGTTTTGACTGTTGATTTCCCCGACACCAAAATCCAAGTCGGTGATTTTATTACTATGAGTGGCAGTGCTGTGAGTGGATACAACACCACTTTGGCACATGTTGAGGTAACTGCTGTTTCTGATCCTCAGGTCAAAAACAACTACCAAAAAACTATCACAGTTGATGCCGATACTGCTTCCCTTGCGGACTTTACTGGCACTGCTGAAGTTGCTAAATCAGTCATTGTAAGACTGGCAGCAGAAACTGGTGATGGTTGCACGATACATGTACACGAGGTCAACCTAGGATGAAACTAATTTCCGAAGAAATTGAATCAGTAGATATTCTTACCGAAGAAAAAGACGGTAAGAAGACTCTCTACATCCAAGGTCCCTTCCTCCAAGCAGAGGTTGTGAATCGTAATAAGCGTTGCTATCCTCTTGCGACTATGGTCAATGAGGTGTCTCGCTATAACGAGTCCTTCACCTCTAAGGGTCGTGCCCTTGGTGAACTGGGTCATCCTGACGGACCCCAAATCAATCTGGATCGTGTATCCCATAAGATTGTCTCTCTCACTCAAGAAGGCAATAACTTTGTTGGCAAAGCTCAAATTCTTTCAACCCCCATGGGGAAGATTGCTGAGTCCTTGATTAGCGAAGGGGTCAAACTCGGCGTGTCTTCTCGTGGAATGGGTTCTATCACTCAACGCGATGGAGTCAATTATGTCGGGGAAGATTTCATGCTCGCTACAGCTGCTGATATTGTTGCTGATCCATCTGCCCCTGATGCTTTTGTAGATGGGATTATGGAAGGAAAAGAGTGGGTCTGGGAAGGCGGTGTACTCCGTGAAAAAGCCTGCAGGGCAATTGAAGAGAGTATAAATACCGCTGTAGATGAAGGAGTTCTTGAGGCACACAAGTTGCGCCTATTTTCTCAATTCCTTTCAAATCTATAAAACTCTAAATAATAACAGTAATAACTAGGACTTACGGAAGCTAACCGATGGCTGAAGCGAAACAAACACTAGATGAAATGGAGAACCAGGTTACTAAAGGTGCGTCTAAAGCGGAACCTATGCCAAAGGCTCCCAACTACGTGCCGGACAACGCCTCGATCGAAGATCTTGGTGGACCTACTCCTACTAACTCCAGACCAGAAGACGACAGCAATAAGCTGAAGACTCCTGGTGCCTCTTTTGCACAAGCAGGCGACCCCCATTTTGGGCGTAAAGGTGCTGCTGGCAAAGTACAACTCCCTGGACCTGCTGCTCTGAAGAGCACCGGTTACGGTGAAGAGGTTGAATCTGAAGAAGAGGTGGTTGCTGAAGCCCCCGCTACCGAAGAGGAAGTTGTTGCTGAAGAAGAGCAGACGAACGAAATCGTCATCGACGTTGCCGATGATGTCGCCGCTCTCCTCGAAGGCGAAGAACTCTCTGCCGAGTTCCAAGAAAAGACCGCTACGATCTTTGAAGCTGCAGTTCGCAGCAAGATCGATCAAGTGGCAAGCACTCTGGAAACTCAGTTCGCTGAAGCATTCGATCAAGAGATCGCTAGCTTCAAGACTGAAATGACCGAGCGTGTTGATTCATACCTAGAGTTCGTTGCAAACGAATGGATCAACGAAAATGCGTTGCAGGTCGAGACAGGAATCCGAGGTGAACTTTCGGAGTCCTTTATGTCGGGTCTCAAGACCCTTTTTGAAGAACATTATGTTGAAATCCCTGAAGATAAATATGATGTCTTGGAAGCAATGACTTCCAAGCTTGATGAAATGGAGACAAAACTCAATGAACAGATCGACAGCAACGTCGCATTGACTAAGCGACTGTCGGCATCTGTTTCTGACAACATCCTCGATGAAGTAAGTGAAGGTCTGGCACTGTCCCAAAAAGACAAGCTCTCGGAACTCTCTAAAGGTGTTGAGTTTGAAAGTGAAGAACAGTACCGGGAAAAGCTCGCCACCCTGAAGGAGTCGTACTTTGCTGCGAAGCCTGTGGTCGAGTCCCAAGAAGTTAGCAGCGAGGAGAGCCTGGTCGAAGATCATTCTCCGGCGATGAGTGCTTATCTCAACGCTCTGACTAAGTTCCAATAGTATAAAAACACCCAACCAATTAGGTAAACCCAATGTTCAATTCTGGATCCCTCCAGAAGAAGTGGGCACCCCTGCTGGAGGCCGAAGGACTTGATGCTATCAAGGACAACCACCGCAAGGCAGTAACCGCTCAACTTCTCGAAAACCAAGAACGTTTTCTCCGTGAAGAGCGTGCATTCCTGAGTGAAGCACCTCCGACCGTAAACACTGACCCCTCTTCTGCTGGCACCGCCGGTTTTAGTGGTGGCGCAGCCGCTGCTGGTCCTGTTGCAGGTTTCGACCCTGTGCTGATCAGCCTGATCCGTCGCTCCATGCCCAACCTGGTCGCTTATGACCTCGCTGGTGTGCAGCCGATGTCCGGTCCTACCGGTCTGATCTTCGCAATGCGCTCCCGCTATGACAACCAGTCTGGCACCGAGGCATTCTTCAACGAGCCCGATTCGGCGTTCTCCGCTCAGAACTCCAACGCATCACTGGATCAAGGTGATTACACTGGAGCTACTGACGGCGGCACTTCTGTCGGTTTCGGTACAACCGCCCAAGGCGGCAGCAACCCCTCCATCCTGAATGGTGGTGCTAACAACGACTACTCCGTTGGACAAGGTTTCAACACCCAAGCTTCTGAAGCTCTGGGCGATGGTGCCTCGAACGACTTCCGTGAGATGGCGTTCAGCATCGAGAAAGTCTCGGTGACCGCCAAGTCACGTGCCCTGAAGGCAGAGTACAGCCTTGAGCTTGCTCAGGACCTGAAGGCGATCCACGGTCTGGATGCTGAAGCGGAACTCGCTAACATCCTCAGCACTGAGAT